TGTTTTTGTAGATTAAATGATCAGATGCATGGTTTTGTACAAAACCATTTTATAGAGATTTTACGTAATCATCTATCGCTTTTTGAGCCTCTTCTCTACTATCAAAAGTTCCTAAATGTTTGTGATTTTTTTCTGCAGAAAATCGTTTTCCATTCTTACATACATAACCATTGCCTCTTTTAACCCGTCCTTCTTCTGAAACCGTTCCGGTTTCTTTCCATATAATAAATGCTTTTTCAGCAAGTTCACGAGTTTGATACGTCCCAATTGTTTTTTTAGATCTTCCATATCTTAAGTGAAAATGTCCTTTCTTATTAGGTTGAATAGAACCTTTTGCAATATTCAAACAATTTTGTTTAGCTGTTTTACCAATTTTGTCTTTTGTTTCTTCACACAATAACTTTCCACCATCTCCACCACTTGTACAATTGTATCCATTTGGAGAAAGTGTATTATATTGCTTAATAAATTTTTGTTCGTATTCATTTAGAAATTCGTTATCTATTTCCAATAAGATTTGCTTTTCTATTTTATCAAATCCATATTTCTGGATTGCTCTTTTTATCATAGGACACCCACCTCGATCTTTTTTAGAATCTTTAAAATGTTCTTTCCACCTATATTCCACACAATTTCGCGTTGTTATGCCAATGTATCTCTTTTTGCTTGGAGAAGTTAGCATATATACAAATCCCATTTCGTATTCATATTAATATATCAAATAATGGTTATGTCATATTTTATTCTTATTACGTAAAAATGCCTGCCTACTTAAAGTAGACAGGCATAACGCAAAAACGCCCACCTTACCAACCAAGGTAAGATGGGCTACTATTCCGTGCGGGGCTCGTGGGAGCTCGTTTTTAAACTGGAAACTCGCGACCTCCAGCAAGACTTATATACATAAGGCTGGCACTCTAACCAACTGAGTTAACGGAATAGCATAAACATGTATCTGATGGGGTTCGAACCCATGCTCTCTTATAGAACTGGGGTATGTATTCATATATTAATATGAAACTTAAATCCAGCGCCTTAGACCAGTACCGATGTGTTTTTAACACTATTCTCGGCCACAGATACAAGTGAAGATGGACTTTGTCCTTCTTACTATATACTATAGTATACCCCTTATACTGTTTTTTTCCAGGAGATTGAATGGAATCCCTGGAAGAATCATACAAATTTTTAAATAACTATTAGAACATATTATTTTGGTAATTTTTTACGGGTTTTATGTTCTAATAATATACGCTTATTTACATTATTAGATAAATACGGTAATATTAGATTTTTTTCGGTTTTGGATAAATAAGAACCTCTCAAAGCGACAAGTCTTTCAGATATTTGTTTTCTGGAACCACTTGTAGTAAGTCCATATTTTTTTGCTAATTTAATAAAAATAGCTTTACTATTTTTATTACTTTTGTTTTTACGGGTTTTACTATTCATATTAGTTATACAAATATTTTAATAGTTTTTGTTTTCTTCGTTTCCCTCCTAAAAATTTACTAATATTATCTGGTAATTCTTCAACACCTTTAATTCTTGCTGCATCTTTGAGGTGTCGCGCATCGTTATATGATTCATCAAAAGAATTTTGTAAAACATTATGGATTTTTTTCATTTTTCTTGAATGAAGTTTTTCTTCTATTTCTTTTATTGTATTCATATCTTCATCTGTTTTGCGTGTAACCAGGTTTATCATAGCGTAAGCATATTGCTCAATATAATCGCCATTTGGATTTCCTTCGTCATTACCAATTCCTTGTTCAGCTAACCAGCGTTGTTTACCTAATTCAAACGAGGTAATTGGAGGGTTGGCGGTATTCATATCATCTTTAAGTGTATAAAAACGAGTTTTTCCAGTCTTTCGAGCCGGTCGAATATCTCCTTGTATCATATCTAAGAGAATACCGCTGCCGTCATCATCTTGTGAATGTCTATTATAGATTTTGTAAATATTTTCAATTCTATCAAAATAATCGTGTGCAATCTTCTTCATAGGTTCTTCAAGTCTATTTTGTATATTTCCAATATTTTGTGAATACATGTTATTTTTTTCAAGAAGTTTTATAATACCTTCAAAAAATCCATTTATGATGTTAGGATTTAGTCTATTTTTTCCAAGTTTTTTAGAACCAAGAATGTCTAAATGTCGTCCTATTCTATAAAGGTATAGTTTATTTTTTAGCGGTTGTTTACTATTTTCAATACTAACTATTTTTTGAATAAAATAAAATTCTAATTCTTCAAGAAAGTCTTTAAAACCTTGAAAAATTGGATCGACAATTTGATATTCATTAATATTTTGTGTCCAATTTGTAGCAATGTTTGACTTTTTAAGTTTAAGAATATTATCTCTTATTTGTATTGGAATAAATCCTCTACCCATATATTTAATGAATCGGTATGTTACAGTACGAATAACACCAGATAATGTACTATATCTATAATTTTGTGGTGTATCAAGACAGTGTGAACAGACTACATCAGGATGCAATCTGACAATTGGTGCGTCCCCGGCTTCGGCGCTCGCGACGGCGTCGTCGAGAAGGCACTCCCGCATCGTATTCTCGGCGTAGGCCTGGCGGTAGCCAGGGTCGTCGTCCCAGCGCACCTCCCACTTGCCGTCCTCGCGCTGGGCCGAGATGGTCCCCAGCAACTTGCGGTCGCCGAAACCGGGTCCGCTATGGGCGATTCTTGCTCCTACTCGCACTTTATTTCGTTTTTCTGTATCTATGTATACTTTACAAATACTGTAATCGTAATAATTATCAATATATGTGGGTACTGATACATTGCCGTATAAAAAAATCAATTGAACATTTGGTAATCGATTTCTTACAATTTTTTTTAGATGACTGTTTGGAACAATACCAAATTTGGTATTGTGAATTCCAACATCTACAACCGTATAACCATAACCATTTTCTGGTTTAGAATCATCAGGCTCAGGCAGAACAGTATTAGTGTATTGGGCGGCGATTTTCGCCGCATCTGCAGCTTTTGCTCGTTCTACAAGAATGGGTTTCATTATTGAATGATATTGTTCCGCCAATTCAGCTGACGTAGTATGAGAGTTTATTGGACCATTTCTTGGTACATCTGGGCCTAATCTATGCCGAATTGCTTGATCAATTCTCTCTTCACTATTTACAAAGACTAATCTTTGTGGCCATGATAATGCTTGCCTTGTACTAACAATAGTGCCTTTTTTAAGTTCTAATTGTGGATACATTTGCGGATAGTTATTCCAGCGCCGGGCGTCGTCGAGTATATTGTCTGTTGTATATAAATCATTAGGTAGCTTATTCGGATTATCAACCTTAATATCTTCGATTACTTCATACGCATTTTTATTATTTAACCAGCCGAACGGATTGCTGATAGGGTGAAATGATGAAACACTAATTTCCATATTAATTGTATCTTCTACTGGTGGCTCGTTTAAAAATCGTGTAGTGTTACCATATGATTCATGCAATGAATCTCTGAATTTGTGATGTCCCTTACTGAAATAAGCACATAAATTTTTGCAACCAAAATGAGCAGTGAAATTATCAATTATAACTTTTTGAACTTTGTTACTAAATTGTATATTATTCCAGTTGACCGGATCATGATAAATACTATGATCTACTTTAAAATAAATATCTATATCATTTGGTATCCAACCTATATATTTGTTTTCATTTTGTCTTGTAAGTTCCATGGCAAGAGCAGCGGAACCTCCAATTGTACCTTTATTATGAATAACCCAATCATATAAATAATTTGCTATATTTTTATCCATTTTTGTGGACAATTGTAATAGTTCCTTATTTGATATAGCCTCTGGAGGCGTCACCGAGGACCTCGATGATTCTTCTTCTGCTGCGGATGCAGGTGCCGACTCTTCAGAATCATAATTATATTCATCGGAGTTAGTAGGACTATCCATTATTGATTAATAACATTTTTATATTTGAGCGGCAAAGCGCCGATGTGGGTTTGTGTAACCATTGTATCTACAAAAGTGTTTAAGTCATAATGAAATATTACATCTCCATTGTCATCGTTTAAGTGAAGTTTAGAATAAAAATCATCTGATTTATAACAACCACATAATCTATAAGGCTGATTTTTATTGTAAACTCTCCAATCCACATATGGATTCGCAAATTTTTTTAAGTAATTACTAAGTTTTTCACGTTCTTCTGGACTAATAGAATATTCTGGAAAAATAATATGCCAAGATTTTTTATCAAATCTATGTGCTGAAAGCACGTGACGGATAGAAGGATAAATGTTGTACAACAATTTTAAAATGGCATATAAGTGTTGTAAAACTTCAGTCAAATCAAGTAAACAATCATTCGATTCAATATCAAAATATAATTTGCTGTTATATTCTATTATTTCATAAAAACATCTCATATTTTGCGGTGTTTGTTTTATGTAATCATATAATTCAGATGGATTTTCAAATACTGCACTAGCTTGTTTAACTGATCTAAATTCGTTTTTTGAAATAACAATTCCCTTGTTTCCATATAAGCGAATGCGCTCATCTATGCATCGCTGTTTTTGATTTTTACCCCTAAACCAAAGTTTATTTTGAAAAAAAAAAGTTAACAAACATTCACTCATATGAATATATTTTATAATTCATAGCCTGGGCCAGCGCGTTGGACTTCGCGCTATGAAGCAATATACAACGAATCCACTACTACAATATCTCTAATAATTTCTTTTTGAATTTCTTCAATTATATTTGAAAATTCAGGTTTTTGATAGATTTCGGAAATCTTTTTCCATTCTTCACAAATATTATACACTTTCAACATACTTCTAACAAAGTTGCCTTCATAAAGTTCACTACACATTTTTTCCTGAATGCTATTGAAATTCCATTTTTCAATTGTCCATAAGTAAACATAACAACCAAACATTGGAGTCATATTATAATTCATATCTCGTAGTCGTTCTTCACCATGCAGTTCTTCATATTTATTTTTTAAATAATTCATTTCATTACTTACTTCTTGATGATTAGGAACACATAATGCTTTATACATATGCGACGCAGACGCCGCCCCATCGGTGTCTTTATTTAGTTCTTTTTCATCTATTAAACTACCAACAATAAATGATATACAAGATTTTGATGGATACATACCAGTTGAATCAATTCTTTCAAACAATGAAGTTAAATATTCCGTTGTTAGAAATGAATCACTCTCATTAATAGAAGAACAACATCGTCCCTTTAGTGTCACTTTTCCTTCACTGGATATATAACCAGTGTTTTTAAGGATATGTTCTTGCCACTGACATGTTTCAATAATATAATTCTTTGATTGTACTAGATTTTTTTCTAGTTTTGAAATATCTTTATTAATATTCTCCAAATTTTCAATGTTTTGTAGTGTTTCTTCTGTTATTTCCTTTTTAAGATTATTAATTTGCGCTTGCATCTTCCTTCTCTTATTTGGTTTGCTATTTCTCATAACAACTTCTTGTTTTTTTATATGTTCGAGTTTTGTATAATCATCATCTTTAATACTTATACAACCCTTCTTCTGTTTCAATGATTCTAATTCAAGATTGATACCTTTGATACAATCGTTTATTTCTTGGGACATCAAGGTTGATTCAAATAATTCTTCTGGTTTTCTTTCTGTTTCGATACATTTTAATAACAAAACGGGATCCATTTTGAATTTAGATACAACGGAAGAATGCTTTCCTTTAACAATATTACTAAAATCCGTAAGTGTTGTCATATTTTTTGGAGGAATTGGAAAATAAATCACCGTTCCTAAAGTATCTTTACCTCTTCGACCAGCCCTACCAGCCATTTGACAATATTCTTCCGGATTTAAACAACGTTGTTCTTTACCATCGAATTTTTGTAATTCGCCAAATACAACACATTTTGTTGGCATATTGATTCCAACTGAAAATGTTTCAGTTACAAACATAACCTTGATCCATCCTTTGTCAAATAATGTTTCAATAATTTCTTTCAAAATCGGAATCAAACCAGAATGATGGATACAAACACCTTTTGTTAACAGTTTTCTAATTGTCCATACTTGTGATAACTGCATGCCTGTTTCACCGAGGAATTTTTTCACATAATAATCAAACATATTAATGCATTCCGTTTGTTGCTTTCCATCAATTAAAGACCTTTGAATCATCAATGCTAATTTTTCTGTTTGTTTTCTAGAAAACACGAAGAATAATGCCGGAAATAGTTCTTTATTTTCTAAATATTCTAGAAATTTTTTAAGCATTGTTGGACAAGATTCACGATCTTTTTGTTGTTTACTATTAATCAATTTCCAATTATTATAAAATGCTTTGTACTTTAAACTATCTACATCATTTGTATTTGTTACAACTTTGTCACACTCATTATTCCAATATACTTTGTGTACAAGAGGAACTGGTCTATAATGTGTTGATATGAGATGACATTTTTTGCCTTTAATATTTTCAACCCATTTACGAAATCCTTCTGCTCCAGGAATTGAAGCTGATAGCATAACTAAGATTACGTGTTTAGGCATCATACTAATAACCTCCTCCCATACGTGTCCTCTGTCATTATCGCGTATATAATGAACCTCATCCAGTACTATTGCATTTACATTATCAAAATACTCTATATTAGTATATAAAAGATTATTCACAATTTCTGTTGTAGCAACTAATACATTTGCATCCGGATTCACCTTAATATCACCTGTCAAAATACCAATAGATGAATCTTTAATGCCGTTCTTTTTTTGAAAATCTCCGTATTTTTGATTTGATAATGCTTTAATTGGACTTGTATAAATAGAGCGTTTATTCTTTGATGAAGATAATGCTATTGCAAATTCAGCAATAGTGCTTTTACCTGCCGACGTATGTGCAGTAACCAAAACGTTATCCCCATTTAGTATTCCATCAATAGAATCCTTTTGAAATTTATCAACTTTATATGGAAATTCTATAATATTATTAATGTAATCCTCATTCATGATTAAAACTATGAGTTTATTCTTATTATTCTTAAGTTGCGGTTCACACATCATTTTTATGATTTGTGGTGTTGGGGTTATTTAATTTAAGTTTAATTATAAAAAATGTAGACATAAAACATAATATGTCAACATATCTAAATCCTAAAATTATCCAATTAGATTCTTTGAGTCTTACGAGGGAAATAACTGATGATGAAATTGGTGTTTTTAGACCTGCTGATTTTTGTATTACTAATTATGGTAAGATTACAGATCTTACAATTAAATTTGTTGATTTGAATGACATGGGTGGTGGTGGATGGGATGAGGTTCTTGATACTTCTGGTAATACAGGATCAACAGCAGTGTTAAACCTATTAGCAGAGGGACTCAGTTATGCTGCTATTTATACAAACAGCTCAGTTGAAACAAACGACGGAAGTAGTTCGAAATTTTGGATATCGCGAACGCAAGATGTTAGTGGTGTAGAATTAGAAAGTGGTGTAACATTAGATATACATAATATATCTGATTTCCATGCAAATTTTTACACCCCACACCCGGAGGGTAATACTAATACTCCAGAAGATACTTTAAGAGGAGCTTTGTTTAATTTATTAGTAAGACATTTGTTTGATCCGACCGCTTTACAAGTTACACAACCCACTATGGATTTTACACAAGATTCTAATCGTTCAAGTAGATTATTTGTAAATGCAGATAATACAATCAGTGTTACATCGGATTTATATAACAAAACAGTTTCTCAGTTTAACAGAGTCCTAAATGATATTTCAGAACAAGATGAGGTGGCTTATTGGGGTAATCGTTCGTCGTATCTCATCGCGGCGGGTGATACAAGAGTCAATTTCGTTACTGGTGATGATTTTTACGTATATTATTCATTAACTATGAACTTTTCTGCACATGACACATCCGGAAATAACGCAGCACCAGCATCACTTGATGCTTTATCAAGTACTGGTGACTCGTCAAATGCTTTTGCATCTGGATTTTTAGCAACCGAACTTACTTCAACATTTGTACTCAGTTGGAATCTGGATATAGCGTCATTAGCAAGAACAACTGTTTCTATTACTTATAAATTATCCGCAGTTGATTATGCGTCGATTACGGCGGCGCAGGAGGCTGCTCTGAAAGCAGATCTCAAAACGAAATACGCAAACGCGCTCAACGTGCCCGAAGAAGATATAGAAATAACTCTTAGCTCAGGATCTCTTTTAGTGAATGTAGTTGTTGGTTTTGAAGGTTATTCCGACGCAGATGGGATGGATACGCAGACCACCGCCGCGACTAATGCACTCGTCACCACCGAGATTCAAGAGGAATTCATTGGCTCCGTCAACGATAAACTAAACTTGACTGGCGCGGACGAGCTCGCGGTCGGCGACGTGACGGACGAGAACGGCGTGACCATCAGCGCCTCCAGTGTTACAGTGGGAGATAATGCACCACAGCCAGAGCCAGAGCCAGAGCCAGAACCAGAGCAGGGCCCCCCAGAGCCGGAACCAGAGCCGGAACCAGAAGCAGCAGATGCCGTAGAATCAGATTATGCTATTAGACTAGGGACGGTGCAGCAGAAGAGTGCTAACGGCCAGGACAAGTGGATCATACCGATAGAACTAAGATGGCCAGCGACGTTTGGCCTCTTAGGCGGCGTCCTTAGTACAGAAGAAGCGCTAAATTGGGACGACTCCAACCAGGCGTTCTTCGACACGAACAATTACATCAATATGCCGGACACATTTTTTAAGGGGGCGTCGAACGACCCCACGGGCTCGACTCCGAACAAGGTATCCCAGGGTCTCGTGCACCCTGGCATTAGATACGACGACGATGCGAGAGGCACTGAGAGCAATCCCACCGGCGTGATCTTGTCCGTGAGCGCTGGCGGCACCTCCGACAACTATTTACGTAATGGTGATTATATAATAATTGGTTGGCTTGATGGTGGTGGTGCCGCGAATACTGGGGTCGCGGGTACTGACTTATATACTTTAGTTACAGACGGCGACAACAAGACCTACTTCGAGTTCGTCGACCTCGACCACTACGACGCTACGGGCGAAGTCGAGACGACATCAGTTCATGCAGGCGGTTCTACAGCGTCGAGCGGCTGGCCTGGGCCTGCTACACCAGATTTTTTGTTATTTGAATAATTTATTAATGTATAGTATTTTATAATTTGTTAATATATAATGGTACGGATAAGAGGAGATGTCAACAATGATGGCACCATAAGTACATTAGACGCGTCTTTTATTCTTTCATATATAGTTAATATTCCTGGTTATGCGATCGAAACTGGCTCTGAGGATTATATTGCAGCAGATGCTAATAATGATGGTGTCGTAACTACATTAGACGCGTCTTATATTCTTTCACATATAGTTAACATTCCCGGTTATGAAACATTTGACCCCATGCCCAGTGTAGAACCTGAGCCAGAGCCAGAGCCATATCCCGCAGATGTAATAATTAAATGCGAATTCACTGAATCTCTTTTATTTGTAAAAGGTCAATATATTCAAGATGCAAGTGGTATTGGTGCACTCGATTATGATGCATCGGGTAATCTAATTATGGGAACTCCTGCTCCAACAGATCCTCCAACACCTGCAATAATTATTTCTGCTAAATCAGGAAATGAAATAAACAAAAATATGACTGGATTTTTATTTAATTTTAATAAAGATACTACTAAAATAACCAATGGTGTATCATCTAATAGTCCATCTTCAGGTCAAGATCCATCGTGTCTTGAATATTATAATGTACAAAATGTGAGTGATTTTCAAATTGAATACAAACCAATATTTAACTTTTCAATTGTTGAAAATCTAAATGGTGAAGGTGTAATAAATGGATATACATCCAACCAAAATCAAGACCATATATCTTTGACATCAGAATATCAAGAATTGATGGTAATTCCTTTCGAATATGCTGTAAATTTAGATTCTTTAGAAATTGTTAGCGATGATAACAGTCAACTTTATAGTGTTTCAATTGAATACGAAGGACCCCAAACTATTCCAGAAATAATAATTAAATGCGAATTCACTGAATCTCTTTCATTTGTAAAAGGTCAATATCTTCCCGGTATTGGGGGAGTTGGATACCTTGATCAAGATGATAGTGGTAATCTAATTATGGGAACTCCCCATACTACAACTCCGGCGACAAAGGCTATGATTATTTCTGCCAAATCTAGTGATGATACAGAGAAAATATTTAATGGATTTTTGTTTGATTTTAGTGGAAATACAACAAAATTAACCAATGGTGTTTCATCTAATAATCCTGGAGAAGATAGTGAATGTTTACAATATTATAATGTATACGATGTGAGTAATTTTCAAATTCTTTTCAAACCCATATTTGATTATACAATTTCGAATAATCTTAATGGTGGCGGCGCAATAGCTGGTTACACAACAAATCAGTCACATTTTATAAATCTAACATCAGAATTTCAAGAGTTGATGGTGATTCCTTCTGATTATTTCATGAGTCTAGAAAAAATAGAACTAGTAAAAAGTGACTCTTCCAGATTGTATAATGTTGTAATAGAATATGAAGGACCTATCTTAGAATGAGTCGATTTGGCCGCGTCGCAGGCGAATTATAAAAAAATATGTATATTTATAAATGAATAACAAAGATAATTGTGATATTTTGTATAAAATAGAGTTTGATCCTGCCCGAATGTGTTTAGATTCAAATCCAAATAGTGCTCGTGTGCCAATACCTTGTATTATTATATCTTTAAAAACATCTGATAATAGTGAAAAAAGTATTTCTGCATATGATTTGGGATTTAGTTCTGTATCACCAAAAAATAGTGAAGGTAAAATTGAACAAGTTAATAAATTAGATTTTAATTGGTCTAGTTTTTCTTGGAAATATACTCCATTTTATTCGTTAGGAGCATTTACGACTAACTTGGAAAAAGGTGGTAAAATAAATGCATTTACAACAGATAGTAATCGTTTTGTTGTTGTTAATGGTGAATATCAAGAAGTATTAGTATTAAATTATGATAGAAATGTTAGTATTGATAAAATGATTTTAGTGTCAGATAGTTGTGGAACAAATTATAAAGTAATGTCCGAATTTTAAGGTATATTTAATATTATAATATAGTATAATCATGCCAAAATTTTGTGATGTAACTAATAATGGACAAATAGATATTGGAGATGCACAGTATATTGCAGCTTATTTGGCTGGATTACCAGGATATGATATACCTAGACCAGCATTAGTAGATGCTAATGGAAATGGAGACATAGATATTGGAGATGCGCAATATATTGCGGCATATTTAGTTAAATTACCTGGTTACGATATTCCTGATATTGATGTTGGTTTGGAACCAGAACCTGAGCCAGAACCAGAAGCATTTTCTACCGATGTGTTAGTAAAAGCAGAATTTGTAACAGAAAGTGTATACAATTTAGGGGGTGGATTAACTCAAGAAGACATGATGATTATCTCAGCTAAGGCAATTAATTCTGAAAAAAATATTGTTGCATTTGATTTTAGGCTTGATAGCTCTGGTATTTCTGCACTTGTGGATAACAACTTTTTACCTTATAATGTAGATATTGAAAATGCTCCTAATTTGTATTCTAAACTTCTAAATTGGGAAGTAGTAAACAAAAATTTTAGTTTTGGACTTATAAATGGTTATACCGTAATAAGAGAGATGTATGAAACAATACCTACAACAGATTATAAAGTTCTTTTAAGAATTCCATGTGATTATTATTCAGAACTTACTAAAACAACTCTTGTTTCAGATATTCCTGGTCATAATTGGAATGTAGAAATAGTATCTTAGAAACATAATAAAAAACTCCTTTTTTTTAAGAAAGTGATAATAATATCGATAATAGTATACCCAAATGAGTGCGCATTCGCCAATTTTAATTGGCGATGTCAATGGCAATGGCGAGATTGACATTGGTGATGCAGTGTATATTGCATCATATCTCGCCGATGTATCAGGGTATATTATCGATGTGTCGGAAATCGATATTGCGGATGTTAATAGAGATGGTGTAATTAACAGTCTTGATGCTGAATATATTTCGGGATATTTAGCAAAATTACCAGGCTATGAAACATTACCGCCTTTTATGATCGGTGATGTAAATAGAAATGGTGAGATTGACATTGGTGATGCTGTGTATATTGCATCATATGTAGCAGATGTATCAGGATATTTTATTGATGAATCTCTATTTAAAAATGCTGATGTTAATCGTGATGGAGTCATTAGTAATCTTGATGCAGAATATATTGCAGGATATTTAGCAAAATTACCAGGTTATGAAACGATGCCTCCTCCAATAGAAATACAACCCGAACCAGAACCAGAGCCGGAGCCACAACCTGAACCCGAAGCATTATATCCCGAACCCGAACCCGAACCGGAGCCACAACCTGAACCCGAACCGCAGCCGGAGCCGCAACCTGAACCCGAACCGCAGCCGGAGCCACAACCTGAACCCGAAGCATTATATCCCGAACCCGAACCGCAGCCGGAGCCGCAACCTGAACCCGAACCGCAACCTGAACCCGAACCGCAACCTGAACCCGAACCCGAACCGGAGCCACAACCTGAACCCGAACCGCAGCCGGAGCCTCAACCCGAACCCGAACCGCAACCGGAGCCTCAACCTGAACCCGAACCGCAGCCGGAGCCACAACCTGAACCCGAAGCTTTATATCCTGAACCCGAACCCGAACCGGAGCCACAACCTGAACCCGAACCGCAGCCGGAGCCACAACCTGAACCCGAACCGCAGCCTGAGCCACAGCCTGAGCCGGAGGCAATTTATCCTGAACCCGAACCCGAACCGGAGCCACAACCTGAACCCGAACCAGAACCGGAGCCACAGCCTGAGCCACAACCAGAGCCTGAGCCACAGCCTGAGCCGGAGGCAATTTATCCAGAACCAGAACCTGAGCCAGAACCTCAACCAGAGCCTGAACCACAACCAGAACCACAACCTGAACCGGAAGCTTTGTATCCGGAGCCAGAACCAGAACCAGAGCCGGAACCACAACCAGAACCTCAACCCGAGCCGCAACCAGAGCCAGAACCTCAACCAGAACCAGAACCCCAACCAGAACCAGAACCTGAAACTCCTATATTTAATCCCCCATCTGGTCCATATCCACCATCATTTGAACCAGAACCAGAACCCGAGCCAGAGCCAGAACCTGAACCGGAGCCCCAACCCGAACCTCAACCTGAACCGGAGCCTCAGCCTGAGCCTCAGCCGGAACCAGAAGCCCTCTATCCAGAACCTGAACCTGAACCAGAGCCACAACCAGAGCCTGAACCTCAACCAGAACCTCAACCTGAGCCCGAGGCAATTTATCCCGAACCAGAACCTGAGCCTGAACCCGAACCACAACCCGAGCCGGAGCCTCAGCCTGAGCCGGCTCCAGAGCCACAACCAGAGCCTGAGCCTCAACCAGAACCACAACCTGAGCCCGAGGCAATTTATCCCGAACCAGAACCTGAGCCAGAACCTCAACCCGAGTCCGAACCAGAACCAGAACCACAACCTGAACCGGAAGCTCTGTATCCGGAGCCGGAACCAGAACCAGAGCCAGAACCACAACCAGAACCTCAACCCGAGCCACAACCAGAGCCAGAACCTCAACCTGAGCC